CCTTCTCCTCCTGGTGCTCCTGGTACAGAGAAAGGTATGGTTCTACGACAGGTTGACCTCTTATTATTATCTCTACATCCTCCCTTACCACAATTACATCCTCCTTGATCAAAACAATTAATTTGTTCATCTCCACCACATCCAGGACATCCATTACAGTTTAATCCCGTGTCATAAGTTTCATAATTGTAACAAGTACCAGTTGCTCCTGTTGCTCCAGTCGCACCTTTTTCTCCACCACCTCCGCCACCATAGATGTTTGCAGAACCATTGACTTCTACAACGACTTCAGAACCTGTGGACTGTACATACAAAGCGGTCCCACCATTTCCACCACTGATATTACCTGACGTTCCATTTGATCCACCAGCACCATAGATGCCACCAGCAACGTTGACTCTCAAATTATAGGTCTCTGCCTGAAGATAAGCGGCATACTGTGATACATTGGAGGATCCCATTGTACCGTTCAGATACATGTACTTCCGAACGTTTTTGTTTAAATTGGAATTCCAGGACTGTGTGCCAATGTTGAATCCAGGTGATGATGGTGATGACGTATTATCATCAGTTCCAGATTGCGTAATATAATAATACTTGATCGAATTGCGAAACTGTGATGTCTTCCAGTTTGATGATGTCGTAATGTTTGCGTTTTCAGTCGCATCAGGTACAACTGGACTTGTATCAGACGTACTGGTGATTCGTCTTAACTCTGATGCCTTGATTGGCAGTGTATCAGAACTGAAACTACCATCCACTTGTTGTGCTCGGAAGTTGGATCTTAAAGACGAAAAGGAGATACTTCCAGAGGTATAATAGGGTCCCGCTTTTGTGACTGTCGCTGACATTCGTATGAGGCAAATCCTGTGTCTCTATTTAGATCATCATTCCAATGTCTTATGACCCCCGCGACAATGAATAGATTAGTAACAAGATAAGTACCGAATATAACAGTCCGTATATGAGCAATGTGATCTGCTTCTCTGTCATTTTTCGTCGCCTTTTCTCCCAGTGCCTTACACCACAGTCTCCACACTTTCTTCATAGATTGATTCTCTTGATCTTACATATGTCAGTTCTTTCCATTGACTGTGATAGCACAATACCATTAACCGATCATTACGATGTATGGAACAGGCTTCATAATTTTCTTTGGTTTTTGGTTTGACACCGATCTCAATCGTAATGTACTCATTGTCCTTGAAATAGACCCATCCCTCAACACCTTTTGTCCAAAGAACATAATCATTCACCTGTGGATCGTAACTCATACAAATGCTGATTCAAGTGGAGTTTGCTTTGGAATCATCGCAGAATACGGTGTCGTATTCTTCACATCCACCGACTTTCCAATGGTTTTGGAGTTGACGGGGGAATAATATGTTCTTGTCTTGGTGTTGTAGAATCCCCAGATACAACGGACGGGATCACCCAGATTGTAATCAAACCGACGCTGATAATGAATCCAGATAGCAATAACATTGCGTTTAAACTCTGTCTGCTCATAATAATAACCTTTCGGTGCTTTATGGGGGAATTCAATCATTGTCAACGACTGCTCTCAAATCATTCGGATTCACACCTTCTGCCACATAGTAATTCAACAGAGTATCACACTGTTCTTTGGTCAGTTTGCGTGCTTGAGGATCAATCAATTCCCATTCATTGGTGAACTGTTGAAGAATTTTGTAAAGACGTTGTTCCATTTGTTTCAGGTCGTAAAAGCATCAATGATGCCAGATTCATAGTCGTCCACAAGTTTGAACTTCTGTGCCTTGACAACATTTGGCATAATCAGATTCTGATAACGTGCATCAAAACCTTCTTCTTCAGAGAGAAGTTCAAATGCCTCGGTGTCGTCTTCTGCGATCAGACTGACGACTCCACCATATTCACTGGAAGGAAACGGAACCCAGTAATCAACAATGTAAAGACTTTTCATTTCAATTTGTGTTTGACTCCTGTATTTTAGATGAATGCTTGAGATTTGTCAACTGTCGGTTTACTTCGACTTGTATTTGAATCAGATGCGAATAAAGAAACTTTTCATATTCATTGCCCTTCAACAGATTCTTAAGATTGTCAATTTGTAGAAGAGCAAGAATGAACTTGGATTCATCGTTTATCATAAGGACAGTCAGGATGGTTTGTATGATGAGCACAGGCATCATATGCCTTGAACAGTTCCTGATCACGGTGAATCAAAAACACATTCCACCCAATCATAAACCCAATTCCACCCAAAACAAGATAACGTAGTTTCATCAGACTGCACCTGCCATGGGATTCACTTTGACTGCTTCAGTGTTGAAACCAGTCACTTCATAACCCATACCAATACGCTCATCACACTCACGCTCAAAGTCACGCTTGGTGATACACTTGGTGCTCATGGTATCAACACCTTGAAACTTGAGCACTTTGAACATAAACTTGGTGCTACCTTCGATGGGGAAGTAATCCACAACCATCGTGCCAGTGGTGGAAGTCAGTTGCATGGGGTGTCTCCCTCGATTACCTTTGTATTATAAGTCAGAAGGACGGCACCACGTCGTTGCGTATGCCAGTTTGCGAACTGTCCATCTGCTCCCAGAGCGAGTAGAGTTTGTTATACAGTGCTGGCACACTTCCGTATTCTCTTGCAATACGGTTTTCATCTGCACTTTCAAGATTTTGAAATGCGGATAGAATCACACCAATTTCATGAACATTCAGTTGTACAATTGCTTCAGTCATTATTATCAGTCCCAAGAAACGTTTTGAAGAAGAAAACCTGGCATCACATAGGACCAGGCACCCAGACCATCTACACCACCAACTTTATACTCAAACTTATAGGCAAACTTATTATGACTATCATAAGTCATAAAACCTTTCTTTGGATCAAAATACGATTTGATCGTCAGTTTAAACCGATTAGAGAAAATAGCACGAGTGCGAAGTGCTCCACCAGTCTCACGGGTTTCAACCACTACACAAGTATCCATTTGAAACTCATTGTTATACTCAAGAGCACAGGGAGTTTCATATCGGAATGGACGATACTCTTTCTTCTTAACAACAGTTTCAGTCTGTGCAAATGAAGGAGAGGCAAACAGCAGGGCAGTCAGCAGCAGAAGTTTTTTCATACAGACAAACTCACATCAATTTCTTTAATATTCAGACCACACAGTTGGTCATAGACACGCTTCAAAATAATATCGACTGCTTTCTTTGCTTTGGACTTCTCATACCAGACGGTGCGAAGTCCATCAAAGGTTTCAACACGAATGCGGTAGTTTTTCATTCTTCAGTCCTCGGGATAGAGTTTCCAACCATCAGGGCGAATGCCCAGTTCTTCACAACGCACCTCATAAACAATGCGCTTCAGAAGTTGCAGCGGCATTTCATTTTCAATCTTTTTCTGAATGGTGCGGCGGATCTGGGCGTCTTGTGTAGTGTCGGTGACCATCGTGGTTCCCTTGATTACCTTGTAATTATACTGCCTGCAGCAGGCGATTCGGGAAACACTGTGCCACTTGTTGGACTGGCACACGGTTTTTCTCAATCAAATACTCAAGATATAGAGTTTCTTCTTGCTCTCGTGCCTCAATTTCGTGTGGTTGATGCCAATAGTCGTAAAGTTCAACACATTCTTTACCATAATACATTTTTCCGCGTTTGGACCGCAGCGAACCGACTACCCACTGTCGCAGATGGGTCAGTTCATGCAAAAGAGTTTTTATATACAACTCCTCATCAAAATAGGTGCCAATCTCAATCAGAAACTCACGGGGACGACGTGATTCTCCCACATAGTCGCAGTAACCATAAACTCCTTCACGACGCAGACCACGATGTAGAATCTCCACCTCAATCTTATGACGGGGGAGAAACTTATTCAGAAACCAAGTGGTAACATCCTGACAGAGGCGTTTAGAATAACCGTATCCAGAAGTTTGAATGTAAGACATTGACCCCAGTGCAAAAACCAAATGAACGAAGAAATGAAGATCAGTTTGTCAATCGCTGTCATCGTGCGATCACATCCAAAGATTCCAACAACATCATCGCAAGATCCATACGATTGTCTTCATCAACCACAGGAATGTTATCATCAACAAATTCGGAAGCAAGTTGTCCAAAGAGTTCAATTGTCCGCTCATCAGAAAATACAGATGTGGCAAACTCACTCTTGAAACCATCACGCAGCAGTCGCAGGGACTTGGTGATGGTCAGTTCACGGATTTCGTTGGCGTAAGTCATTTTAAGGAATTGTTGAGTTGGAATGTACATCAGCGAGCATAAAGGTAGGAACCTGCCCAGTCAGCGTGTTGAAGCAACCATTCACGCTGCTCAATGATGCGAAGATCATAACGAACACCTTTGGCAGGTGCTTTCCAACTAGCAGACTTATACACTTGACCAGTCTTCTTGTCCACAAAAGCGTGAACAGAGCGGGAACCATTCGCGTTCATAATGATTTTGTGATACTTCCGACCAGTTTCAGGATAGAAGTCATAATCACAAATGCCCTGTTTCAGTTTAGCAATACAAGCATCGTGATACTCTACATCAGAAGTACGAAGTTGATGACTCCGAATAGAGTAATCAATGTAGTTCTGACGTAGTGCCTCACAGAGAGCATAGGTATGCCCCAGAACAGCAGCAGCGATGTCTTTCCGTGCCTCAGCAGCAGCGGCATAGTCAGCGAAGGTGGTGGTCATTGCTTGGTTGCGTATGAACGTATTATAGGGCATCCTAGAGGGGTCCTAGGAGGTCAGTATGCCAGTTCTGGATCTGGCACCCAAGAGTCGTCGTTCTCCAAATAACCCATCCAATCTTGGGGATCAGACTCATACAATGCGATTTCCCGCAGTTCGTCAATCAGTTCAGACAGGTCCATAATGGTCTCTCAATGCCTTACCATTATAGCAGAAAACCCGCCTTGTGGGCGGGTCCCTTTAAGAATTCTTATACCTTCCAGTTCAACGATACCAAAGGTATCTATACAAATTCATATTTTCACACTGCCAGTGCGGCAGAAGGAATCTCTACACCTTCAAGATAGGTTTCGTGCCAATCGCAAGTATCATAGCACAACCAACCTTCCTCTTGAGTGTAGACATAACCATACTCTTCACCATTTTGAAGAAACTCACTCAGGTTAGCATCAAGGCGAGGAGGGCAATTCTCACCACGAGCACTATAATACTCGGGTTTCTTATCTTCTGCCCAGCAAGTGCTCATATCACCACCATCAATCAGTTCGGCAGCAAGTTCTTTGCTATTATAGTGCGTCTTCAGAATGCGACCCAACCATTCGGGATAAGAATCCCAGTGATGATAGCTGCTCAGAACGCTTCCATCAGAAAGTTCGATTCCGATTCTTCCACGAGTCGCCATTAGGGGTGTCTGTCGATTACCTTGTTATTATAGGGTCTCTTGCGCCTTCTGCCATCTTCCCTGTGACACTTCAACAACTGACACAAGACCACTTGACTTATTTGCCTTTCCCCTTGATAAATCTCTTATCTTACTCCAAGAATATCCTTTTTTCTCACACCATAGTGGTAGACCTTCATAAACAATCTCAGTATTTCCATTCTCATAGGTTATTTTCCAAACTTTAGAACACTTTCCCTTCATATGGGTTTTACCAGTATTCGCTTTTCCTATATTTTCTTTCCATTCTTTTGTGCGTTTCATTCTTGCACAAATAGGTGCTGCTGATTTGTGTGTTTCAACATAATTATCAGGATTGTCTTCTATCCAATCAGGACCATCTATACCAAGACATTCATTCAGTGTCTGAACGTAAAGTTTATTCATTCTTGTCTTAAACGTCGCAACATTATTTATATTAAAAGAGGAGCATTTCTGCCCCCCATTTTGCTTTAAGTTGCGACGCTTAAGCATCATTATTTAGTATAATGCCTCCAGCAGCGGATTCTGGGGGTCCTGTGCCACTTCCTGAACTGGCACATCATTGATCCTTTGTTGAGCAACCGAAAAGTATTCTTCCTCTCGCTCAATGCCGATAAAGTTTCTATTTTCCATTTTAGATGCGATTCCAGTGGTGCCAGCACCCATACAGGGGTCCAGTACCAGATCTCCCTCATTAGAGAATGTTCTAACCAACCAACGATAAAGATCCACTGGTTTTTGTGTAGGATGGTGTTTTCCTTCACCTTCTGCAGTCTTGAAGTAAATGACACTGCGAGGATACCTCAATCCACTGTCATTCTTCACATGAACTGCTTTTGTTTGAACACCATATGCTTCAGTATCTCTCACTGCGGTTCCCTTATCATATGGGGTTCCTTGTGTCATTTGGGGATTGTATGTTGGTTGCTTCTTATAGAAGACTACAATATCCTCATGAGCACGTAGAGGTTGTTTCTTGGCATTCAGATAACCAGTTGCCTTTGATTTTTCCCACACCATTGTATACTTGAAGTCCTTGTAATTTGAAGCGATAAGGACACTTGTAAATGGTTGTGCTGCTGTTGAAATGATGGGGCATGTTGGTTTGCATATGCGATCAACATGCTCCCAAAACTTGGGATAATCGATAATAGTATCCCACTCGTTTCTTTTGTTCAGAGTTCCATAGGGAAAGTCTGTCAATAACAAATCGATGCTCTGGGGAGCAAGATTCCCCAGAACATCGAACATATCATTGTTATATAACATTACTTATTCAACCACTCAATAAATTCATTATACACTACCTTGTCAAGTACAAAGTTTTGACGAAACTCTGCCTTGTAAATCGGTTTTTTAGAATTACGTTTGACTTGAGGATTCACAAAGAAAACATCGATTTCTTTTCCAGTTAAATCAGAAAACTTCTCAAGATTATATTCAAATGCAGTAATTCCACATGCATTTTGTCCTGCAAGAATAGCAAATTCTACGTCATCAGGAACTTCAGGAGACAAGTGAAGATCGAGAGCATCATCAACAAATCTCTTTAGATAGCAAGAATCAAGATAAGTCTTACATTCTACCAACTTTTTAAGCGATTCCTCTTTGTAACAATGCCAATCAACTTGAAGGTTTTTAATTTGCTTTCCACTCTTGGTTTTTTTAGATTTTTTGTAATCATTTTTACGAGCATCCAGACCCAACATCTCACAGGTTCTTAAAGTAAGATTCTCGTAAACCAGACCAGATGCGTTTCTTGCTTTACCACCACCTTTCTCTTGATGCAGGCGAGGAAGATCAGCAACCTCTGCATTGTAGGCATCAATGATCAGATCAAGATTAGACATAATTTGGTCGTGTGTACGAACATATTATAAGGGGTCCTCTAGAGAACCAGAAGACCCAGTGTGCCACTTTTTAAACTGTCTCAATCTTCGTAGATTTTACATTCGGGTGCTTCAGGATGAGCATCACAGTACAACTCTAACGGTGATGGATCATGTGAGTCTTCTGGATGATTTTCTTTATATGCTTTTAGTGCTTCTAATTCTTCTTCTGTGTGTCTTCTAGACTGTGGAGAAATTGTAGGATCACCCAGAAGATCCTCGTCCTTCTGAATGTGTTGGTCTATATTTTCCATAGTTTTGTATCGTGTTGACAATATTTATTTTATTTTGGTGAGTTATCCTCTTTACCTTCAAGAGAACGAACCATCAATTCAGTGAATTTTT